TGCGTCATTAATTACATACTGCTCTGCTTGATATTTCCACGTCTTCGTCTTACGTTTAGGTATGCGTGGTGGTTGTGTCTGTTTTTTAGGCTTGACTTCCCACACGGTTTCTGTTATAGTGTTCGCTGAGTTACGATACTTCAAGTATACATCAGGAAAGTATCTACTTATTTTATTTGTTAATGGGTGTCTATACGGTACAAAGAACTCCTCACTTGCCCATTGTATAATTGCAGGATTACTGTCTAAATATCTAAACACAGTTAGTTCCCAAGATGACCTGTATATAATATTAGACGAGTCACCCTTGTATTTGTTTGGATTTTTAGGTTTAAATTTACCTTGTACCAACATTCTATTACTCATGCGTTTTATCTTCTTCATTCTAATTATTTAGATAAATAGTCATATGGCGTCAGTATTCGATACAATAAAAAGACAAGCAGGTGATAGAAACCTATCATTGAACTGGTACAAGAAAAAGATAAGTGAACTATCAAGCAGAATATCTGCAAGTAGATTAATGAGAGACGGTAAGATGAGAAAAACACCTAGATTTAATCGTCTTCACTTTTTTAGATATGATCCTAAAACAAAAGCAAAATTACCATACTACGATATGTTTCCATTAGTCATGCCTATTGATACTGCTAAAGGTGGTTTCTTAGGTATTAATTTTCATTACTTACCTATACCTGCAAGAATGAAATTATTAGAAGCATTAGACAAAAGAAACTTTACAGGTGATTACAGTAAACTAAAAAATTTAAGATACATTAAACCTACTATCAAACATTATTTACGTTCACAATTTGTTTCTGGTTTTTTAGATTTAGATGAAGAAGATTATGCACCTGCAATATTCATGCCTGTCGCACAGTTTAGAAAAGCAGGTGAGTCAACAGTACACCGTGATAGTAGAAGGAGATTTTAATGGCAATTTTTAGAGGTGGTAAGAGAGTAGGTCCTTTCGATATTCGTATCGGGTTGCCTAGAGGTCGTGAGTATGATAATATACCTGGCGATCCTAGAATAAAACAACGTGCAAATCCTGAAACTACAATCAATCGTTTTAGGTCTGCAATATCAAAATCAGAAGGTGTCGCAAGAAACACTAGATTTCTTGTTCGTATAGGTTTACCTAAAAATAAGTTACTAACACAAGCACTATCAGATAGAAATATTCCTTTTGATAGTACAAATCAAGCAGTTGCAGCACAAGCAAATGCTGAGGCAGGAACAAGTGAAGAAGCAGATAAAGCAGTTGACAAAGCAAGTCAAGCGTTAAATTATGAAAGAGACTTACAACCTATGATAAGTTTGATGTGTACAAAAGTTACAATGCCTGCAAGAACATTTAATACAAGTCCTTATCGTATTGCAGGTGCACCTTTTCAATATCCTACACAAGTACAATATGCTGAAGTACAAGCAACTTTTATTGCTGATAAGTTTTTAAGATTAAGACAGTTTTTCGAAGTATGGCAATCATCTATGTATGACAATCAAACAGGTATGTTTAACTTCTATGAAAATTACATAAGTAATATGGATATCTTTCAGTTAGGTCAATTTGAAGAATTATCAGATAGAGATGGTGCTACTTATGGCGTTAGAATGAGAGAGTGTTTTCCAAGTGTAATTGGTGAAATACCTTATGACGCAGGATCAAAAGATCAATTCGTAGAACTAAACGTAACGTTTCAATATAGAGATTGGTTAAACTTCGATTTAGATATTGATAGCACCGGTAAAGTAGGTGGTCTATCATCAGGTGTCGTAAAACCTGCAGGAGGTTTGTTTAGTAAACTACCACCTGAATTACGAAGAACAGGACGATCAATACTAGGTGGTCTAAAACGTTCTATACCAATAGGTAAAGTATTTGGTGGTAAAATATTTCCACCTCTTACATTTTAATATTATAAAGGAGATATATTATGGCATTGCCAAAATTGAATACTCAAACTTTTGAATTGAATATTCCGTCTACTGACGAAAAAATAAAATATAGACCTTTCTTAGTGAAAGAAGAAAAGATATTACTTCAAGCACAAGAAGGTGATCAAGCAGAAATGTTTGACGCAATTACAGACGTTGTTAATGCGTGTACATTCAATAAAGTTGACATCAGCAAAATGCCTTCTTTTGACGTAGAGTATTTGTTCTTACGAATAAGAGCAAAGTCAGTCGGTGAAGAAGTTAATTTAAACTTATCTTTTCCTGGTGATGAAAAAACAAAAGTACCAGCAAAAGTAAATTTAATGAACGTTGAGGTTGAAGTTGACGACAATCATACAAACAAAATACAATTGACAGATAACATAAGTGTTGTTATGGCATATCCTACAATGAAGGTATTATCAAAAGTTAATATGCAAGACTTAAAAGCACAAGACGCTGTGACTTTAATCGCTTCATGTATTCATCAAATCATAGAGGGTGTTGAGACGTTAGAAGCAAGAGACTTCAAAACTGCTGAACTAAATGATTTTGTTGATGGTATGACACAATCACAATTTGCAAAAGTAAATGAATTTTTTACTTCAATGCCTAAATTAAAACATGAAGTAAAACTAACACACCCTAAAACTAAAAAGAAAGGTAAAGTAATTATAGAAGGATTACAAAGTTTTTTTTAATATGCCTCTCTCATATTGATCTTGAAAATTATTATACATTAAATTTTCAAATGATACAATTACATCATTGGTCTTTAACTGAGATTGAAAACATGGTGCCTTATGAACGTGAGGTTTACATGAGTTTACTTAATGATCACATAAAGAAAGAGAACGAAAGAGCAAAAGAAAGAGAGGCGAAACAAAGGAGATAAAAATGGCAGACGAAAAAGTAATAGTACAACAACCACACCCAGCAGATACAAATGGTGATGGTAAAGTATCAGACAAAGAACATGAAATGTACATGGAGTTTAAGCGTAAAGAATTAGAAGACGCTGACGCTATGAGAGACGCACAAAGAACTATGGCATGGTATTCATTATATGGCATGTTATTATATCCTATTGCAATAGTTGGTGCTACAATTGCAGGACTTGATCAAGGTGCAAAAATACTAGGTGACATGGCAGGTGTATATTTTATCGCTGTTGCAGGTATCGTTGCAGCATTCTTTGGGGCACAAGCAATAGGTAAGAAGAAGTAATAAATAGTAGAATATGGTTGAAGAAGTAGGAACTAAATTTACCGGTGTAAAAATCTCTGAACTAAAAGCAGCGTTACAAAAAGACGGAAAACAAGACAATGCTAACAGTAAAGCAGAGCAGGCACAGAATAAAGAATTAATAGAGACACAAAAAGAAACTGTAGGTTTTCTTCAAAGTCTTGTTAATTCATCAGTTGCAGGTTTTAAATTTCAAAGAGATCAAGCACTACAAGATGAGAGAGCAAAAGCAATCTCTGGTGGCGATGATGATGTCTCTGGAGGTGATTTAGGTACTGAAACATTTTCAAAATCATTTAGTGGTCTTAAAAAATTATTTGGTGTTGTAGGTCTTACAATAGGTGGTATTTTACTAGGTGTAAAAGCATTACAAGATGAGTTTTTTAAAGGGGCAGTAAAAGACTTAATAGAGGCACTAAAAGATTTAGGTAGATTACTACTTGACTTTGCAAAAGCAGTAATGCCTTTTATAACAACTATACTCACATATACAGTACAAGGTCTTACTGCAGGTATTAAAGGTATTGCAAAAGTATTTGAATATCTAAAAGACTTTAATGATAATGCAGATATTGATCCTGAAGATTACAAAGGTATACCTGTAATAGGTGCCGCAACAATACTTAGTATTAAGAAAATCAAAACTTCTTTCTTAAGCGCAACAGGTCAAATTGATAATGTTGCAAACAATCTTGACGACACAGCAAAAAAAATGGCGACTAACGCTGATGATATTGTCAAAACTAGACAACCAGGAATTCTTGCAAGATTTAGTAGACTCATTAGGATGCCTTTTCTTAGATTAGGTGGTATCTTTGCTATAGCATTTAAACCAGTAAGAGTAGCGATTGATACATTTGCTGATACATTTAAAGGCATTGGAAGAACAATAGCAGGTGCGTTTAGATCAGTTGCATTTAACGTAGGAAGAGTTGCTTCACCATTAAATAAATTAAGAAGAACAATAACAAGAATTGTGGCACCTCTTGCTAAACTACCTGTGATATCAAGTGTCACTACATTTTTTAGTAAAGCAGGTGGTTTTCTAAAATTTTTAGGTAAGTTGTTTTTACCTTTTACAATCATTATTGCATTAGTTGACACTGTAAAAGGTTTCTATCAAGGTTTCTTTGGCACAGATTTAGAAGAAGGTGAAGAACCACCTGAAGGTTTTATAAACAAATTAATGGCAGGTATAGAGGGTGGTATTGCAGGACTTGTAAATAGTTTAGTAGGTATACCTCTAGACTTCTTAAAAGGGGCAGTAGGTTGGGTACTTGGTAAAATGGGTTTCACAGGTGCTGAAGAAGCACTTGCTTCATTTAGTTTTAAAGAATTATTAGATGATATCATAAGTGTCATATTCAATCCTATTGATAGTGCATTAGCATTATTCAAAAAGATATTTAACTTTGACATTGTAGGTATAATTAGAAAATTACCTTTTGGTAGTAAACTTCTTGATTTCTTTACTACTGATGAAACAGAGCAAGCAATAAAAGATATAAAAGGCACTAGAAAAGAAGAAAAAAGAGTAGATAAGTTTCAAAAAGAAATAGATGAAGCACAAGCAAAAATTGACGCAGGAATAGGTAATGAAGAATATTTACAAGGTTTAATTGATAAGAGACAAGCACAAATAGATCAAATCAATGCTGAAATAGGTCTTGATAACGTTGACGCTCTTGCTGAAAGAATATCTACACTTCAAAGTACAGCAGATTTAGCAGAAGGAAAAGAAAAAGAAAAATTAGAAGAAAGAATAGCAGAATTGCAAACTAGACTAGATGAAAAAGAAACGATAGAGGCAGGAAATAATCAACCTGTTGTCATTTCAAATAATGTCAATGATAATAAACAAACTCAAATTAATAATTCAGGTAGTACAGTGTCTATTCAAAAGAACACTCAATTGACTGACCCCGCTCTGGCATTTTTATCCGGCGGGGCCACAATTTAAATTTATGCCGTCTGATACCTAGGCGTCTTCATTAGGTTTGATAAATTCTTAATCTTTTTCTGTTTCGTTTGTTTCTTTAAGTTTTTCATTTTAGTTCTCCCTTTAAAGTTAGATAACATTGTTGTTAGTTGCCTGGATATCGTCATTTGATTTCTCCTGTGGTTTATAAATGGTGATCAGTTCTTCTTTACCTTTCACCTTTATCTTATCTACTTCAACTGATTTAATATCAACCAATTGTTCTTTCGTATAAGATGAATATAAAGTAGGTGTAACTTTACCATTACTATCTTTGTAATTTCTTGTTGCCGCTTCTAGTCTTGCGGCCAAGTTTACAGCATCACCTATAACAGAATAATCTAATCGCATTTCACTACCCATGTTACCTACAATACATGTACCAGTATTAACACCTGAACCAATGTTAATATCTGGCAAACCTTTTTCTCTAAATTCTTTTTTAATTTTATCTGTTTCTTCAGCACACTCAATAGATGTCTTTACTGCCATCTCAGCATGATTTGGACAATCTAATGGTGCGTTCCAAAATGCCATAATACAATCGCCCATATACTTGTCTATTGTGCCACCATTCTTCAATACTATCTTACTCATTCTATTGAGATAGTCATTGATAACATTGACAAGACCTTCTGGATCATCATTGTTCTTATAGTATTCAGATATAGGTGTAAAACCTACAATGTCCATAAACAAGAAAGACATTTCTTTTCGTTCACCACCTAGTTTTAATTTTTCTGGATTCTTCACAAGTATTGCTACTTGTCTTGGATCTAAGTATTTCTCAAACTGTTTTCGTATTTGTTGTTTTAATCTAAACTCTAAAATGAAACGTAAGAATGTAGCATGAAAACCACATACCCATAATGTTAATAATATCCATGTAACATCTATTAATACTAGTGTTTCAAAAGCAATCGTAAAGTAATTACCAACACCTAGTGTAGTAATGAGTAAAGCAAGACCTATTACCCAATACGGCATA